CGCTGATCAGATGGGCAAAAGCAAGTGGGTTGAGATGCTGGGCGGGCAGACGGCTCTGGCGGCGCAGCTGTTCCGCACGGACGGCGCGCAGCTCAAGGACGCCTTCAAGGAAGTGGGCCAGATCGCAACCACTGCCGGTGTCGATATCGCTGAGCAGTTCGCGGTGATCGGCACCCTGAGCAGCACCATGGAGGGTGGTGACGCGGGCGGTCTGTACAAATCGTTCTTCGAGAACATCGGCGCCGCGTCCGAAAAGCTCAAGATGAAATTCACCGACCAGAACGACCAGCTGCTGCCGATGGCGAGCATTCTGGCCAAGCTGCAGGGCAAGTTTGGCGACCTGAACAGCGCGGCGGCTGGCACCAAGCTAACTGAGGCGTTTGGCGGGGAAGGGGCAAGGGTGATCACCGCCCTGGCCAAGGACACCGACCGGTTTAAAAACGGCCTCGAGCAGTTGGGCAAAGTCCGCGGACTGGAGAACGCCGAGAAGATGGCCAAGGCCATGGTGGACCCGTGGCAGCAGTTCGGCGCAGCCGTCCAGGCACTGCGCATCGCCTTCGGCCAGGCGCTCATTCCGATGCTCGCCCCACTGATGGAGAAGCTGACGGGCATCGCCAGCACGCTGACCCGCTGGACCCAGCTGTTTCCAAATCTGACCCGCATGATCGCCATGGTCACCCTGGGCATTCTTGCACTGGTGGTGGCGATCGGGGCGCTGACGGTGATCGGCAGTGTGATCGGCATGTTGTCGATGTTGGCCAGCCCCATCACGTTGATCGTCATTGCGATCGCAGCCCTGGTGGTCGGCGTGGGCCTCGGGATTTATTACTGGGACCGCTTGAAGGCCTCGTTTGGCGATACGGCCTGGTTCCAGGCAATCGTCGCCATGCTGACCCCGGTCGTGCTGCTGCTCCGGGTATTTGGCGCAATGCTCAACGTGCTGTGGGTCGGTCTGCAGCAGGTCGCGGCGTTTGGTCTGCAGGTTGTCGACTGGCTGTCGCAGATGGTGGGTGTCACCACATCGGCCAACACGGTGTGGGACGCCTTCATCTGGGCGCTAACTAACGTGTCGCCGTTCGCCCTCATCGGCAGCGCGCTCAAGGGCCTGATCCAGCTGCTGAACAAGATCCCCGGCGTCAACATCGATACGACCTTTGGCGACATGCCCAAAGTGCCGGAAATCCCGGGCATGGAAGCGCAGATCCCGATCGCGTCGGCTGTACCAGGTAACCAGTCTCCCGTGCCGAGCACGCCTGCTGTGGACCGAGCCCTGCAGGTCGCCCAGCTGCCGGTGGGGATCCGCCCAACCTTGGCGGCGGTTCCTCCGCTGGTCATGGCACCGGCGCCGACCGAACAGGCCGACCAGGCACGCCAGAAGATGGCCGTCACCACCGCGAGTATTTCCCCGACACGCCCGACCGCCGTGCCGCAGGGCGGGTTGCTGCGCTCGATCCAGAACACCACCAACAGCCAGACCCAGAACAAGGGCACGCATGTGGAGAACATGACCATTCGGACTGACAAGCCAATCACACCGCTCGAAATCGAAAACATGATGAGCATGGCGGTGAGCGGATGAGCGAGTACATCGATCTGCTGATCACCGAAAACGACCTGGCGCTGGATCTGTCGCGTCAGCCGCTGCCAGTTGAGGATCGCGCCTGCATTGCCCAGGACATCGGCCACATGATCCGCGAGAGCGGCCTGCTGGTGACGCTGGTGGCCGAGCGTAACCGCCTGAAACAGCGCGACTGCATCCAGCAGCTGGAGCTGCTGGTGGAAAACGACGTTCGGCTGGTGCCCGGTACCGCCAAGATCACGGAGCTATCTGCAGGGCAGTACCTGGTGACGGCCACCACGCTGCAGTTCGGCAACATGGAGGTGACTCTGTGACTGTCGACTTCAAAAAGGCGCTGGCTGACTCCGGTATTCCGACCACGGAAGCGGCCTTGAAGGCGGCGTGGGAAGCCGAGGTGACTGCCCAGGGCAGCAAGCTCGCCAACACCAGCGCCTATTCGCCGTTCTGGCGGGTCATTACCGCGTTGGTCACCAAGCCGGTGCTTTGGATCCTGACCTTTGTCAGCGACACCGTGTTGCCCAACTTCTTTGTGAAGACGGCCACCGGCACCTGGTTGGACATGCTGGCCTGGGCGGTGAACGTCGAGCGCAAAGCCTCGACCAAGGCGATCGGCACACTGTTGTTCAGTCGCGGCACGACCGTGGGGTCGTTCGAGATCCCGCTCGGCACCCGCGTGCAGTCGCCTGCGATCAACGGCAACGTGTACGAGGTGGTGACCACGGCGCTGGCCAGCTTTGCCGAAGGCGAGTCACAGGTGTCGGTTCCTGCCATGGCGATCGATGCCGGCAGCGGTTTCAATCTCGCCCCGGGTGCTTACGCTGTGTTGCCCGTACCGGTCCCGGGTTAGTACGCGGTGGTGCCCGGACCGGTACCGGGCGTTGTCCAGGTGGTGAACCTCGACGGCTGGCTGGCCAGCCCCGGGTCGGACGCCGAGCTGGACGAGGATCTGCGCCTGCGCACCCGCAACCAGTTCAGCGCGGTGAACCAGTGGCACACCGACGCGGTGTACCGCGCACTGATCGCCGCGTTCCCGGGCGTATCGGCCAATGGCGTGTATTTCGAGCATGGGGCTCCACGTGGCCCCGGCAGTGCCAATGCCTACGTGCTGTTCCAGGCCGATGTTCCGGCTGACAGTTACCTGGTGCAAATCAACACCCGAATCATGGACGAGGGCAACCACGGGCACGGCGACGATTTGCTGGTCATGGTCATGCCTGAGACCTTCCACAGCGTCGAGCTTAAAGTCTGGCCCAAATCCAACCAGACCGCACAGGGCTTGGCTGACCTAAAGGCGAATATTGCCTTGTTCGTTCGGGCCGCGTTCAGGGAGAGCACCGGCAGTGACTACGCCCCGACGCTGACCTGGCCACAGTCGCGGTTTTCGTTCAGTCGCCTGACTGAGGAGCTGCATGAGCAGTTCCCTGGCATCGAATCGCTGAAATTCTTTAACGACGACATCCTTTCGGCGCTGGACATCCCCCGGCTGAAAAGCCTGGACGTGGCGTACCCATGATCAAACTCGAACTGCCTTTCTGGCTCGATGGTGAAGAGGCCACCAAGCTCAAGGCGAGCGCCCAGGCCTGGTGGGAATCGGTCGAAGGCTGGATGCGCTGGCCACTGCTGCAGATGGACCCGGAAACGTGTCACCTGTCCGTGCTCGATCTGCTCGCCTGGCAGCGCGATATCAGCCGGTACAACGGCGAACCCGAAAGCCTGTACCGGCTGCGCGTGAAGTACGCCTTTGTCAACGCGGTCGACGCCGGTTCCGTGGCGGGCTTTCGCCGGATCCTGCAGCGCCTGGGCGTGGGTGACGTGAAGATCAAGGAACGTCAGCCCGACCGGGATTGGGACATCGTCCAGCTGTATTTCTCTGACGAGCAGCTTTCAAACAACCCCACGCTGATCGACATCATCGTCCACCAGTACGGGCGCACCTGTCGCCGTTATGAGCTGGTGGGCACCACAGAACTCAGCCTCGAGCTGGCCGCTGCCGAATTCGGCCACGACCACGCCACGCTGACCGCTCGCTTCGACGACTTCCACACGATCGGCCTGCAGTTGGCCAGCTTCGAGTTCAACCACGACCACATGACCCTGGTCACTCGCTAAAGGAATCCCCATGGGTGCCAGTATTACCCTTGCAGGCGAAAGCCTCATTGCCCTGAAACAAAGCAAACAAGAGGTCCTGACGGTTGCGCGCTTCGTGCTGGCCAACATTCCAGGCCTCGACACCTCGTTGCCGATCGACCGGAGTGCCGGCTTGCCCGCCGCCGACCAGATCGTGCATCGCAAAGACGTGACCCGCGAAGGCTATCTGTCACCCAACAAGGTGGTTTACAGCCTGATGTTGGACAGCACCGTCGGGGATTTTGACTTCAACTGGATCGGCCTGGAAACCACCGAGCAAGTGTTGTTGATCGCGGCCTATGTGCCCCTGCAGCAGAAGCGCCAGGAAATCCCGCCGCTGCAGTTCGGCAACAACCTGACCCGCAATATCATCCTGGATTACAACGGCGCGCAGGCGCTGACCGGCATCCAGGTCCCGGCCAGCACTTGGCAGTTCGACTTCACTGAAACGTTTACCCAGATCGCCACCGACCTGACCAACATCCGCACCGAACTGGCGAAAAAGCTGAACAAGACTGACTACGTCGCGCCGGTGTCTATCTGTCTTGATGGTCCCGTGTTGATTTACCCGGGCACGAATAACACCTACAAAATCACCGACTACCACCGGTTCAGCACCTACAAGGCGACGACCAGTGTCGGCACCGTGGCGCTGTCTGCTGACACTCTGACGCTGACTATTCCGTCTGATGCGCCGGCAGGATTGGTTGCGCTGGAAGTCCAGCGTGATGCGGCAAAAATGGCTCTCAAAGTGCCGCTGGGCTCGGCTACCATCCAGCAGCCGACTATTGTCGGGCCTGCACCTGGTGCAACAGGCATCACCTTCGAACCGACGCTGACCATCTCGGCCTTCACGGTTTTCCCGGCTGGCTTCGATACGCATGTGAAAACCCGCTGGCAGCTGTCGCGTAACGCCGCGTTCACTGACTTGGTGTTCGACATCACCAGCACCACGCAGCTCACCTCGTTCAACATTGGCGACGCGGGCTATCACCTGGAGCCTTCCAAGCAGTACTTCCCAAGGGCCATGCAGATCGGCGCAACCCTGTCGTCTGCGTGGGGTTCGGCCTCGTTCAACACCGCAGCGGTGTATATCCGTCGACCTACGATCATCAACCCAACTGACGGCCAGACAAAGGTCAGCTCCCGCCAAACCCTGACCTCGGACGTCTTTACCGTGTCCGGCGGAGCGGACGAACACATTGGCAGTCGCTGGCAGGTCTCGATGCTCTCGGACTTTTCCACCGTTGCCCTGGACAGCGGCTGGACCACCAGCCAATTGGTCAGCTACACGCCGGAAGTCGCGTTGGCCAACGCCACGCAGTTCTACGCCCGGATGAAAAAGAAAGGCCGCGCCCTGGGTGAAACCGAGTGGTCGCCGGTGGTCCGCTTCACGACCAGTGACCAGTTGAAAGGCATTTTCACCCAGCTCAACGGCGGCGCGACACCGCGCTACAACCATGCTTCGGTCGCCATTGGCGGCAAGATCTACACCTTTGGTGGGCAGTATCGATCGGGCGGTTACGTCGGGGATCTGTGGGTCTACGATCCAGCCACCAATGCTTGGGCGCAGCTTGCTACCAGTCCTGCAGGTCGCTGGGGGCACTGCGCCGTAGCTTATGGCGGGAAGATGTACGTCCAGGGCGGATACGGATTCGTGCCAGGGTCGTCGAGTTCAACCATCGCCAATACGTTCCATGTCTATGACCCAGCGCTCAACACCTGGAGCGAGCTGCCCGCAGGTCCGAGCGTCTACAACGCATCAATGGTGGTCATCGGCTCCAAGTTTTATGTGTACGGCGGTTATGGCGGGTCGACCGGTAGTCACTGCCCGGATCTTTGGGAATACGACCCAGCTACCAAAAAATGGAAGCAACTCAAAGCCGCTACCAACTCGCGCATGGACCATACGGCTGTGGTCATGAATGGCCTGATGTACGTCTTCGGAGGCAACCGTGGGGCGGGCTACTTCAACGACCTGTACTACTACGATCCGGCCACCGACACCTGGACGCAGCTTGGGGTGGGGGCTACCCAACGACACAACCATGTTGCGGTGGCTATCGGCTCGAAAATGTACATCTACGGCGGCGAATGGGCCTCCCCAAACAACGGCGATCGATACCGCAATGACCTTTGGGTCTATGACGCCGGGGCTAACAGCTGGACGGCGCTGGGCAGCGGCGCACCAGGCCGTGAAAACGCCTCTGCCGTGGTGATCAACGATGAAATGTATCTGTTCGCTGGCACCGCGATTTTGGGCGGTACCGACTTGAACGATCTGTGGCGAATCTCGTAAGGAGTACACATGTACTACATCCATGAAATGACTGACGGCGGCGTCATGGTCAGCAACACCGACGTGCCCTATATGGCGGAGTTTCCTGCCGAAAATCAGCAGGTGGCCGACCAGGTCGTGGTGGGTCTGAATCAACCTGTGATGCTGGCCGAGCTGGCCACCTACCGGCTAATGATCGAGACGGATGGCCTGGAACTCGACGGCGGAATGCGGTTGCTGACGGACCGCCAGAGTCAGGCGCAGCTGAACATTGCCTACGCCGATCTGAAAAACGGCTTGATCCCGGACACTGACTTGAAAGCGGACAACAGCTGGGAAGTGGTGAACCTGCAACAGATGCAGCCGATCGCCAAGGCTTTGGCCGTTCACCGTCGCGCCTGCTTCCGTGCCGAGCGCGTGGTAACTACCGCTATCCAAAACGCCGATACGCCCGCGCTGCAGGTGGGTATCAATATCCAGGCTGACTTCATGACGGCGTATCAGGTCGCAGTGGCCGAAGTGACGGATGCTGCGCAGTGAACTGGACACCGGTAACCATGCAGTGGCCCGCCGAGGCCACCGCCTGGATGGACCAAATGGACGCGGCCAAGGGCATGGCCACCGCCCAGCTCGACAGCGCCTATGGCCGTTTGGCGACGCTCGCAGAGCAGGTCACCACGGATCTGAGTTTGATCGGTCAGGCGGTCAAAGGCGTGATCGCCAGCGGTCGCGCCGCGCTGGACGGTCAATTTGGTGAAGCTCCCCAGTGCTTTGTGGTGACGCCATTTCAGAGCGGCGTGGGGCAGGGCACCGGCTATCAGCGTTTCCTTTCGGCGCCGAACCTGGTGCAGCGCATGGCTGACAAGCTGCAGGACAGCGCGGATCCGGCGCACCCGACGGGCGAGCAGTACGCGCTGGTGATTCTGTTCCTGGGCACGCGCTTCGACCAGATGGCCGGAGTGCTGTCGAAATTTAACGCGCTGATGCCCATTGCCGAGCTGCAGAAGGCTGAACGCCGCGCCAAGCACCTGTTCGAGCTGGATACCTCGAAATGGGAATTACCGAGTGTAGGCGCGCTGCCGCCCTGGGCGGCTCTCCCACTGGAGCGATGCACCGTGCTCAAAGAGGCCAGCGCCTCGATCAACGGTCAGTTGGCCCGACTGGAGAGCTACGCCGCCGACAGTTCGCCGCTCGACGATCTGGCCGAGCTGGTCCAGCGCAAAGCCGAACAGGCCCTGGGACAGGATTCGAAATTGAACGAGCTGAAAGAACTGCTGGCCGGGGGCACACCCGACACCAGCATGCAGTCGCGCTTGCTTGGACCAGGTGATGCCCGCGAACTGCGTGACCAGCTGCTGCAGGGCGACGACGCCCCTGGTCATGAATGGGTGCTGTCGTCCGGCGTGATGCTGGTTGGATCGCTGCAGGGCCTCAGCTTTGTTCGTGAGCTGGTGGGCCTATGACCTTATTGCTCAACGGTGAACAGATCATCGGCAAGCGGATGAAAGTGACCGCTAACCTCAAGATCGAAAGCGACGACATGTCCGGGCAAACCAGCGGTACCGAGAAGTCGCACAAAGGCTTTAAGCCCAAGACGCTCACCGTCGCGTTGAATATTCCCTTCAAGGATAAAGACAACATGCGCACGGTGATGCGCCTGGCCGAGAGCACCCAGGGCGGTGGTCAGCGCACCACGTACCGGATCGTCAATGACACAGCCGAGGCCTTCGGCATCCGCCAGGTGGAATTCACCGACGGTGTGAGCGCCCGGGAAGACGACACCCTCAATCAATGGATCGTCCAGTTCACCCTATCCGAGAAGCTGTCGAACCCTGAGAAGGTCGAAAACCGTCGCGCCGGCAACCCGGTTACGTCGCAATCCGCACCAGGTGACGGCGTGGCCGGCACCGGTGATGGATCGGGCGCATCACAGGAGCTGACCGGCTTTGAAAACCTGCTCAAGAAAGTTGACACCTACCTGGGGCCGACGCCATGAGCATGAAACTCCACAAAGTGCTGACGATCGGCGGCGTGGTCATTCCCCTGGTGAACGACGACGTGCGCCTGGACCTGAAAAGTCCAGGGCGGGCTACGTTTACGATTCAGGCCGGGGCCCAAGTGAGCGGCCTGGTCACGCTCGACATCGGGTACAACGAATCCGCGCTGCAGCGGCACTTCATTGGCTACGTCGAGCGATGCACCGCGGCTAATGGCGTGGAGCAGATCGTGTTCTGCAGAGAGGTTGCTGCAGTGTTGGCCAAGTCCCTGCCGATGAACCTGCGTCACGTGGATCTGCGCGCCGTGTTGACCGATATCAGCAGCAAAACCGGGCTGCGTTTCCGTGTTCCAGACCAGCCATACACCAAGGTCAAAGCCCCGTATTTCTACAGCCTGGCGGCTGGATACCAGGCCATGGACAGCATGGGCACGGTATTTGGCATCCCCGACTTTATTTGGCAGCAGCAGGGTGACGGGGAGGTGTTCGTGGGTTCCTGGGCAGACAGCTTCTTTGGCGCTCGCCAAGCGCTGCAGCTGCCGGCCAGCGTTTTCGACGGCTACCAGGGCAATCAAAGCGCGATGGTGTCGGCTCTGCCCGGGTTGCGACCAGGCGTATCAATCAACCAGGGCGAGCGGATCACCAGCGTCACGCTTGCCGGCACACAGATGGCCATCCGATGGACGACGCAATCAAGCGCAGCGTAGAACGC